GTTGCATATAAAACTTACGACTGAGAAATTGATAAGTACTCATACCGACGTGATCCCACAACTGATAAACATCCAACTCGCCGTCCTTGGTGGCTGCAGTAACAACGAAACCTTGCTCAGCCATCAGTGATTTATAAACATTTATGTCTACTTTTGCCTTATAGCGACTCGGAATCGCTACCAGGCTATCATCACCTACAAAAACACGGGGACATTGTGTGATTGCTTCAACATAAGTGATACCAAGCATTTTAGAAAGACACCAAATTGTGAGCAACTCTTGGACCATATGATTGATCCACGAGGTTAAGAAACTCCCGCTCGGGTGTGACGTACCAGGTTCGACGAGAGCATCACCAACCTTAAGAATAAACCATGATAGTCTATACAAGAGCCTCATCATCATAAAACCGCGCTTATTGACCTTTGGAAGATGTGGGTCCATCCAACGGCCATTCTCATGATCAAAACTGTCGGTTAACTCAACGATGAATATAGATAATAAACGCATCATGCGTGGGCGCACATGACCATCCATGTGCTCGTGATCCAATGCAAGAATCAACGCATCGTCGCCAGCTTCACGCAACTTGGAGTCTATAACATCGAAGTCTTCTGGGGCAACACCAAGAGCACTACTCATAGTAACATTAAGTGTGCTCCAACAATTCACAACATCAGAAAAATATCTACGCTCTTCAATGAACTCGTGCATGTTAAGGCTAATGAACAGCCTTGTAGAGCAATCTGCTACTTTAGCAAAAACCCTTGGTTCATCTTTCAAAGCACCGTTACCGGTTGACTCAGCAACTGGAAAATCTGCTGCTGCTCTTGTTGCCCAATCATCAGGGCAAAGCCACGCGTCGTAGGTTTCCAAAAACTCTAAATAATCAGGAACAAGAGTATGGTTAGGGTCACCTTCAACAAACGCGATCTTCTTAAGACCCCCGAAAGAATAATAGGGATCACCGGCAGCTTTAAGACGCTGCACAGCTGGCAAACCACAATCAGTACGAACGGCTTGCTGAAAACTCGGAACAGTTCGCTGAAATGGTTTAAAATGTGGTTTGTAATCAGCAACAAGGGCATGCACCACTTCAATCATACCGTCACTGCCAACCACAGGTTCAGAAACGCGCTTACCTAATTTGGCCAAAGCCTTACGAAGGGGATCAATCGTTATTCCGTCTTCGTTAGTGACGGAATGCAATTTGGCTAAATCATACTGGCAATCAAGAGTGCGGTAAAATGGAGACTTCGCACGTTTGGTTTGAGGCCGGTGCAAAGATTTATGAATTGATTTGCCGGAACTATGCAAACCACAATCTGACAGCATAAGTCCACTCTCAGCTACACCAACTATTGGCAAATGGTTTGTACTGGGAACAGAAGCAGACTTATTGATTTTTCCTTGAGTGACAACATGCATAACGGCCAAGGCGGCTTCATTGCCCTCAACTCCGCGGGCTACGTGTATTCCCATACAAGTTTCCACAGCACTATCAGACATATCTAAATAAATCCCTCCGCAGCTACCAACTTTAGAGAAAACGTCGCACAACCGAGTTTGACTCGGCTTAAGAGTGTAACGAACGCCAGCGCTGGCGTAGGTCACGTCATTTGAGCTCGTAATAAAACTACCTTCGGTCGTGACTAGAGCGCCATTTTCGTCGCGCGTCATCAATAGTGTATTACCTGTCTTTGGAACATCGAACTTAAATTTACCAAGTTGCTTACGACAATTTGGCAACGTCTCTGAAG